ATACGTTTTCACAGGCACATCGAGATCAATGAATCTTTCAATATCAAAAATCTCATTCTGTTCTGCCATGCGTTCTAGTTGAAAACGTGTCTTGCGTTCAACACAGGCAAACCACTCGCCTTTTCTGTACAGTTCAGTTGGGTGGCATGAATTGTCAAACAAGAAATTATATGGATCAATTACATCATGCGCGTTACCGGAAAAGATTTCCTCATTTGGAATAACACGTGGAAGTCCGGCATCATCATTTGTTACTTTATTTCCTGTAACTGTTTGCCATTCCGGAATCCAGCCAGTGAAATTATACTTCATTGCGTTGAAAAGGCCAATCGCATAATTCGGATAATGCCCGAACAGTTTGTCATGCCGATTCATCACAGCTGCAAATCCGGCCGCAACTTTCTGTTTCTCTTTCGGTGCAATCGCAGAATAGATTCCTTCATCCGGGGCCAGGACGGAAAGCAAAAACGTAATCGCTTCGTCGATTTGGGAGACAATAAAACCCACCGTTGTATCTGTAGGTTTCGGGCCAAAGCCCTTCTTGTTGTCACTTTCCCGTTTCGCATCATCCGCGTCCGGAATCAAATACCCGGCAATTTCCCGGTCAATCCATTCAAACTTGTCAATTTGTGGATTCATGTACTCTTTTCCGATATCCAGGCGTTGAGTACAATGAGAAAGTAATTTGTTGTGGTTCTCAAGTGAAATTGAAAGTTCGGGGTTGAGTTGAACTTTCTGTTTAGGTTTTCCTGTTGCCATGAATTAATTCCTCTTAGATTGGCTGGTCGGGATACTGACGCTCCCGTTTATGTATTTATTAAATTCTATTAAATTGCAGATATTTCATACAGTGTTTGTGCCGGTGATGATTCAATCGGCATTATTTCTTTAATAATTTCATCAAGATATGCCGCTGTCATTTGCGGTCCATAAGCCGCCGCATCAATTGCATCATCATCGTTGTTCTTTTTCAATGGGTCATACATTAACAATTGCTGGGTCATCATAAACTCCCCCTCCGTTAATGCATACTGTCCGGCTTTGATAAGTCCGGCCCACGGTGCCAATCGTAAAACCTTTTGTTTCTTCCCCGTCGAAAGTGGCACAAACATCATTTGCGTTTCATCCATTCCATCCATCAATGTTAAATGCCGGAACACGAATTTCAAACTCGCCTGATATGCTTCATCTTCAATTCCGCAAACTCGCACGTGCCACTTTGTCATCATTGCTTTAACATGTGTAAAAAGTGTTACAGGATCAATTCCTGTGTACATCTCATATTCCACGATTTGCCAAAATGCGCCTGTCCAACCATGAACAACAAGTACAGTTTGATGTGCCCACGCCTTTTCACTGATTGCCAAATCCAGCGTTAAAAACCCGTATTCAATATCACCAGGAAGACAGGCCGGTGCATAGAAAATATCCTCCGCTTTTATTAATCCTTTACCGCGAGCCAACGGAAGATTCATCATTTCCGCAAACCAAATATCACTCATTCCGGCCAGCGAATACTCAACGAAATCCCGTTTCAGTTTATCAAGCGTCCACGCATCCGGCCAAAGCGGTTTTCCATTTGCAAGAATACAGCCATATCTTCTACTGTGCCAAAACTCCGAATTGCAATGTTCGTTTAAAAGACTCTTGACATTGATCATGTTTCCAAGGTGGATAATCTTATTATGAAATTTGTCAAGCGCTTTTCGGAATGGGCCATAGAACCACTGTTTAAGCTTCCTAAACAATGGTTCCGTAGCGATGTTATCATTATCTTCGATATCGTCGAGAATTGCAAGTTGCGGCCTTTTATTGTCAACATTGATTCCTCGCACTTGCTGACCTGCTCCCATTGCCCGTAAGATGCAAGTTTTGTCCCCGATTTTGAATATGTAGAATCCGACGCCATCTTGTTTTTTAATCCATTCAACTGGGCCAAAAGTTAGTTTGAAGTTATCGCTTTCGAGAAAATTAACAATATCATTGGTAGCCGGCACAGCAATTGTTGCCGTGTTAGACATGTACACAATGAAGCGGTAATCTGTAAATAGAAAATACCAAACCGCGGCCAATTTCGCCAGTGTAGTTTTTGCATGGTCACGTGGGATCGCACAAACAAAACGCGTCACCTCGCGCAAAGTCATTAAATAGAAAATGTCTTTGTGAAATTCTGGCACTGGAAACGTGAGTTCATCCTCTAAAAAGAATTGGATGAAAAACTCAGCATCGTGTTCCAGCGCTGCAAGGATATGCGCCTTGTTTATTTGGACTTGTTCGGACATTTAAACTATGCGTGGTTATTCTTTTCGTTGTTTTTGTTCTTTTCGTTTTGTGCCCGACGTAGTCGCTCTTCAGAAATGATCCTGTAAAGCCGGGCCGCATTTTCACCCGTCAAAACGGCATTGCTGTCAATAGCAGCATTTTTAGTCAGATTTTGCTTTGTGTTTGTGTTTGTATTCATTGTCGTGTCTCCTGTATTTTTTAAATGAAAATATATCTGAAATTGGAATTTCTTTCCAGTTCTGTAATTTTAATAGATGAAAAATTTCCTCTTCTGTTTCATATTTTTCAAATGGAGTTCCAACCCAACGATAAGAAGTATTTCGTAACCCCCGCATCTGCTGCGGATTAGAAACCCATTTCCATTGTTTTGGTGGTAATCCCCATTGTTGTGCCCAATATTGTGCTTCATGTTTTGCTGGTGCGATTAATATTAAAGTATTAGCATAATGAACTTTAACAATTTCCATGTCGTGTCTCCTGTCTCGCTTCGCTCGTGATCGGGCTACCGCCCTCTTTTGTCTTGTCTCTATTCTATCGTTTTCTGTCGTTTTCCTATCGTTTTCTGTCGTTTTCATTCCAGCGCCGGAATCATCCCCGACACTCCAATCCCTTGCAGTATATTAACTTCTTCTTCAATGTTCAACCCTTTCCTTTCAATCCCTTTTCCCAGCCCATCAAAAGTCTGGACTTCCTGCCCTTTTGGTTTGAACATCTTTTCGATTATGTTGGGCGCCAGAAAGTCATTATCTTTTTGCTCCAACATAACATCATTTCCCGCATCTTGCAATTCCCCTCGTTCGTTTTTCACTTCAAAATTCTGCTGAAGTTTATCAACAAACGTCGCATTCAATGTCAACGTAGTCCGCACATTTCCCTGCCCTACAGCAATTGTTCTCTGCCCGTGAATCCCCCGCCTCGTTGCCCGGTTCGCAACCTGCGCTACTTTGAGGTTGAATTCCGCATCACAATTGTATTCCATTTGCTGAACCAAATTCGCCAGACTTTGACTCTCAATCGCATCCCACCCTTCGTTCATTCGCATGAACCGTTCAATTTCTTCGTTGTTCGTTTTCCCCAGGATTTTCCCGTACTCTTTCCCTTCCTCCGTTTCCCGGTTCTGGATCTGACTAATTCTTCCATCCGTCAAATTCGTTGCCTTTGCAATATCGACATTACTCACGCCCATCGCTTCCATTTTGGCAATCCGTTCAAACAAACTTTTAGTTACAGTATCCATTTTCAATGGCTCCCAGTATCCATTTTCTCTTCCTCTTTTCTTCTTTCGTTTCATCCTAACAATGTTCCTAACCATTTTTGTTCTTTTTTCTCGCCTCTCCTATCATTATACACACATTTCCAGCCATTGCAAGCTATTTATCATTCCACGCACTTTATTGTTTGAGGAAGTTATTAACATGGTTAATAACCTAGTTTTGTTTTTTGTTGTTATTGTAATTTTTTGTTGTAATTTTTTTTATTGTTTAAAGTTTAGGGAAAATGCGTGGTAGAGGATTTATTGAGGGGGGCGCGTGCTCACAAATGGGGGGTAAGTCCCCCCTTCAACTATACAAAGCGAACCACCAGAAGGAATGCAATGACTGACTTCAATAGCATCCGAAGGATTCCTTGACGCTCTTATCAAATTAGTTGTGCGAAGCACTCATTGACCGAGCGAAGCGAGCAATTTCCCCTTGCAAAACAAGTACTTAGAACTACCAAGCAAAAAAAACCCCGGTATAATTAAATACCAGGGCTGTGTGAAATGAAACTGTTATTGATTGTTACAACGTAATCAGTGTGTAAATTGCAGTCAATGCGCCGATGGTAATAATTGCAATTAAAACGCATTGCGCAATCTTATCGTGCTTTGAGCAGTAACCCATATAGCCACCTTGTTTAGTCGGGTCCAGATATTCGGGTATGATGTAATGGACCATGATATTCTCCTTCAAAGTAGCGGCTGCTACCAGTCCAGCATTATGATTGCCAGAACAATGATAACAGCCGCGATTTTTAAAACCTCCTTCATATCCTGGATGTTAATCCATCAGTTTATCAAAGAGTTCATCGTCAAACTTGCCGAGATCCGCTTCAGTTTCTGCACGGGTTTCTTTCCAGTGGATCAGAATTGCAGGATCAAGGCTAATCTTATTCGCATAACCGATCATACGAGTAAGAACCTTTTCCCAATGACTCTGATCCGTGTTCGGATAAACCTGTCCAGCGAAAGGCGCGGACTCCAGCAGTTGCCGCAACAGCGGAACCGTGATACTCGTCATTCCCATTTTGTTCAAAACCTTGACAAAACCGGGACCAATTTCCCGATAAGTCACCAGTCCTTCACCACGGTCAACAGCTAGGAATTGTTCCAGCTTGTCCGGGAAAACGCCCAGCACTTTATCATTGCTGTCAGGCTTAAAAGCCGCTTTCAACTTGCCGAGAACCGCTTTTACGATAAGTCCAGAAATAAAATCCGGGCCCTTCGTATGGTTCTCATCAGCATAACTGGCAATTGAAGCCGCAGCCGGAACCTGTCCAATAACAACAGACAGCAATTTGCGACCGCGCTGTTTTACCAGTTTGGTAACCGGCACGATACCGATACCGAAACCAGATTGCGGACCTTCCGCTGGGACGCCCATCAAAACCGGAATAGACCGCTCGCTACAGCCAGCATTAATCGCGGTAATCTTTTCCACGGCTTTTGCCATGTCTTCGGGAGCGAAGAATTCCGGGCGAACCTTAAAAAGGTCTTTTGCTTCTTCCGCGGCTTCAACAACTTCCGGCTGAACTGGTACGGATTCTACTGGCGCGTTGTTGGGATTGTGCATTGTCGCTTGTTCGTTCATGTTGTCTCCTGTGGCCCTGGGGCCGGTTGGCTGGTGGGGCTGAATTGCTCCACCAATATATAAGTATAGCAGGTGTCAAGCCGATTGCTAGCGATTCAAGGAAATAAACCGAAATAAACGAAAAATAAATGGTTTTCCTGGATAAATCAGGGATTTCGCAACAAAACCGTCATTTCTTTGGCAAATTACGCGGTACTAGCACAACATACCAATGTTTAATAACAACAGGGAATAGAAAACATGGAAGATAATAACCTAACATATAACCTAACAACTAACATAACAACTAACCTAACCTTTCCTTCCATGGGATTTCACCCCTCCCTACCATAATCCTAATCGTACTTGCCCCCTTAGAGCACTCTAAACGCGGTCTGGTTTATACACCAATACAATACCGCCGTATACACCAATTAATATTACCCTATATACACCGATCAATATTACTCTATATACACCAATAGATTAGACCCCCCTATAAAGAAATTAGAAGAATATAATTTGTATTTAAAATTTTGGGTGGGGTCTATATTCCTATAGAGTAAGATTAAATAGAGTGTTTTAAGGGAATATTAGGTGAAA